CCTATTCGACTTCTGGTCCTTCTGGTTCTGGCACAAATACCGGAGACATCTGGTGGCAATACTCTGGCGGCAACATCATCGGTCAGTGGGCGTGGAATGGCTCATCATGGGCGTCTGCACCTATCACCAACGCCGTCATCGCCAACCTAGACGCTGGAAAGATTACAACTGGAACCCTCAGCTCAATCACCATTTATTCTGGATCATCGGGCCAATTTCAAGTCAGCTCTAGTGGCTCCATGACTGCAACCTCGGGAACCATTGGCGGCTGGACAATTAGCAGCTCCCACATTTCCGATTCTGGTGGAAGTAGCACAATCCTCTCGCCAGCTACCAGCTCGACTTCATATTGCTTGACATCATCGGCGGCCGTTTCTGCTTCGGCTGGAATCTTCGGCAACGCCGTGCCATCGGGTGCGACTTATTCGCTCCAAACTGGTGGAAGCGCTGGAATTACCGGAGANCTTCACGCCTTGGGNTATATCTACAATCCCGGACGAGCAACAACTTCATCAGCCGCTAATGTCTACATGAACAGCAGCACTGGGCTNATAGCGCTTGTGACNTCTTCTCTGCGNTACAAAACCGAAGTCAATCCANTAACAATCCCNAATGATTCAATTTTAGCTCTATCTCCAAAAACGTTTTACGACAAAGGCGATGTCGAGCGGAATAATAATTCGACAACTGGACTTCCACGCATTCTAGGTATTATTGCCGAAGAAGTGGCACAGATTCCAGTGCTAAAAGATTTACTTGTTAACTATGATGATCAACAGCGACCAGATTCGATTAACTACGACAGAATAGCAATCGCCATGATTCCGCTCTTGCAAGATTTGGCGAAACGTGTTGCCACATTGGAATCTAAGTAATGCCACAAGTGAGCAGCGATGAGATTATTGCAAGTCTCAGACAACTCATAGGCGAATTGGTTCAAGAAAACATCACATTAAAGTTATTACTTGGTAAAATAGAGGCAGGGGATAAACCTCAACAGTAAGGAAAAATTAAATAACACTTAACGACTGGTCAGATTTGGCGAACGTACTTTATGGGTTCACGTTCTCAATAGGAGCAATCGGGGGCGTTATCTGGTGGATTTTTCATCGGGTAATTGCACAAATTATTAAGGCCGAAACTAAAGGCAACAGGGGCATTCGTCGAAAGCGAGGCTCTGATGTTTAAGAAGAAATTCATCCACCCAGACACCGGTGACGTTTTAACTTTTAGCGAGCAAGTCTCGTGGAAGGTTCAAGGAGTCATCCGTAACTGGTTTTTCATCATATTCTGGACCGTCCTCAGCATTGTCTGGTGGATTCGTCCGCACTGGTTCAAGGATAATTCGTCCTATGTCCACTGGCAGCTTATTGCCAGCTTCATCGCAGTCATCATCGAGCTGATTGTCGGTATTTCCATGCTCTCGCAGACTAAGCGGGACGCTCAAATCATCCGACACATCCTCAAGCTCGAGCGTAATCAGACCGATGACCTTCGGGACTTGATTGACAGCTTGGAAGACTATGAGTAACTACAAGCCCCGAATCGGGGACTACGGTTGCGTCAAGACCAACGGGCTGATGGGAAAGCTGATTCGTATCGGCACTCTCTCCCGCTGGAATCACGCCTTTATCTACATCGGCGGCGACCAGATTATCGAAGCCAACCCTAAAGGCGTCGAAATCAGCCCGCTGTCGAAATATCCTCACGTCGCTTGGAATCAGCACGAGGTTCTCAGCGACCAGCAACGGTTGATTATCGTTGCCCAAGCTCGGCAGATTATCGGCAAGCCTTATGGGTTTTTCGTCATCGCTGATCTTGGATTCCGTATTCTGGGCTTGAAAATCCTTGCCAACACCAAGCTCATGAAATATCTCTCGACGAAGAATGGATACATCTGCTCTGAATTGGTGGCCGAGTGCTACCGCAAGGCAGGAATTCCACTTTTCGGCAAAGAAGATTACCTCGTTACCCCCGGCGACTTAGCCGAGCGTCTGATTTACCAATAGGAGTCACATTGTCCATTCAAGCCAACGCCGTCTTAGATATTGCCAAGAAATATGTTCAACAAGGCTACAAAGAAAGCCCCAATAACGACAGCATTTTCGGCGCATGGTATGGCGAAAACCACCAATCTTGGTGCGCCATGTTCGTGTCCTACTGCTTCAACCAAGCTGGTGCAGGAGCGCTCATCGCTGGGATCCAATCCCCGAAGGGTTTCGCCTACTGCCCAACAGCGGTCAACCATTTCACCACCACTCATCAACTCGTGCCAGTTGCATCGGCTCAAGCTGGTGACATTGTTTTCTTTAACTGGGAAGGTCAAAAGGAAGCGGAGCACGTTGGTCTGGTCGTATCTAACGACACCCAACACCGTGTCCTGACCACCTATGAAGGCAACACCGGAGCGCCGGGAGTCAACCAATCGAATGGAGACGGTTGCTATCAAAAGCAACGCCAGTATTCGTTCGTCGTTGCCGTGGCGCGTCCAAAATGGGTCAATTAACTCAATCTGTTATTCTTTCCACACCTTCGCCTAGAAAGGGCAAGCATGAAGATCTCTCCTAAAGTTACGAAAATCGCTGAACACTACGCCATCGCATTCGTCTCGACTGCCGCTGGTATCTGGTACTCAGGCGACCATCATCCTCTCGGAGTAGCTAAGGCCGCCGCCGCTTCTGTCTTCGGACCAGTAATCGGTGCAGCGCTCGCTAAGGCTCAGAAGTTTATTGCTGTTTATCAGGTCGGCAAGGCTCAAATCAAGGCCACCACACCTGCACCAGCAGCTCCAACAGCTCCGGCGGCTCCGGCGGCATAACTTGAGCCTTCGCAAAGCAATCGAGGCATTCCTCGCTGATCCACCACTCCAACAGGGTTATCCGTGCAAGGTCAACCGCCTTCTGGCTGATTTAGCCAAGGAAGACGCACAAGCCCTCGAGGAGTTGGTAGATAAACAGGACATCGCGGCGGCAGCAGTCGCTCGGCTCCTCAACGAGCACGGCTTCGACATCAAAAGCGCATCCATCATCAAGCACCGCAAACGCGGTCAACACAACGGATGTCGGTGCGTTAAAACGAAATGACTCTCCGTGCCGAGATTAAGAAACTAATCAAAGCCAGCAAGGAGCCAAAATCCACGACTCGAATTTCGTTTCCACAGACGGTTCGGTTGAGGATTTTGGCTCGTTGCGGATTTACGTGTCAACACTGCGGCGCTAATCTTTTCGAGATTGAGCCACACATTGACCACATCGTTCCGCTCGCCAAGGGTGGCACGAATGATGAAAGCAATCTGCAAGCATTATGCGCTCCCTGCAACTTGGCAAAGGGGACGCAAGACGATCAGGGGGCAAAGCTCATGAACCGCAAGGAAATCCTCGACGAAGCCAATCGGTTGACTCATGGTGACCGTGACAAGAATTACGGCACTCCAAAAGTGAACCACGAACGCATCGCCGCTCTCTGGTCGGTTGTATTAGAGACCGAGATCAGCCCCGCGCAAGTGGCCCTCTGCATGGCTCAGGTCAAGGTTGCCCGCCTCATCGAGTCCCCGGAGCATCTCGACAGCTTCATCGACGCCGCGGCTTATATGGCCATCTCAGGCGAAATCGCCACCGAAAACCCTTAACCCTTACCTAACGAAGCCTTAAGTAAAGGCTAAGCCCCTCAACGCCACCTCGCCGGCGTTGGGGGGCTTCTTCGTCGTTTCTAGGGGCTATAATTGACCTACAGCACCCCCTACGCCTCTACTCAAAGCGCACCAAGGGGGTCACTATTATCGGCCCCAGAACCGTCCCTGAAACTCGATTCCGAGTAGACCAAACGGCTGGGGTCTTTCCACGACACGCCGAAATTGCCTAATTGACGGTTGTTGACATTCCCCCCAATCGCTGATGAACTACTCCTAGAGCCGAGGGGACAGGAACCCGAAGCATCCAGAACAGGGGCAACAAAATGGCAACAAGAAATTGCGTTTATTGCAACACCAAATTTTCAACCGCTCAATCAGATAATGGCAAAATGGCAGTCGAGTGCTATATCTGTTTTCTCAACCGCGTCAACGAAGTCCAGACTTGCGCTTGTCACTATCCTGCAGTTTCTTGCAAAGTTGGTGCATAAATGATTAAGTGTTTCGTCTGTCGCAAGCGCACACCAATCGCCGACATCCAAAAGGGAATGACTTGCTCAACCTGCACGAATTTCCTAACCAAAAGTGGTGGTCACCAATACATCGAGGGTGAAACTCCAGAAGATTACAAATTGCGTTTAGAAGAAATTCTTGGCATGGAAGTTGGTGCTTAATGCTAGGAATCGTTATCACAACTCTGGCGGTCATCGGTACGGCAGGACTCATCATGTTCATTCCACAACAGGACATCGACACCGAAATTGAGGATTGGCACAACTTCAAGAAGGCGCTCCGCAAATGAACAAAGGCGACCAAGTAGTCCTCAGTTTCACTGGCACCATTACTGAAATCTTTAAGTCTCCCGCATCCATTGGGGGCATTGACATCATCGAAATCGAAACCGAGCAAGGTATCCAGCATATGTTCTGGCCCGCCGAGGAATCCTCAGTGACCGTGAATGTATTGGCGAAAGGTAATAACTAATGATCCGAATGAATGCAGATGTGTTCGCAGCCCTCATGATTGGCGTTGCGTTTATTTTCACCCATATTGGCAGCTTCTATCAGTATTCCAAGCGCGAGGGAACTCACGACCTCAAGCGCGAACTCAAGACCACACGCGTTGAAGCGGAGAAAGTCAAGGAGATTCTTTACCAGCTCACGCATCATTCCACTTTTCGGACGCCATCCGTCAAGCAGTCTCGGCGTCTCGAATCGGTCAAGGGCTAGTGTCCAAGGCCAAGGCTAAGGGGACATCAGCAGAGACAGCTCTGGTGAGATTCCTACAAGGTCACGGATTTCCGGGGGCAGAGCGCCGCGCACTGGGTGGGGGAAACTCAGGCGAGGATCTCGGAGATGTCACCGGAACTCCGTGTCTGGCATGGGAAGTCAAGAACCATCGCAGCTACAAAATCCCTGCATGGCTTGAGGAGACAAAGCTCGAGACCAAGCACGCTAAGGCCGACTACGGAATCCTTGTTGTAAAACCTAACGGCGTCGGGTTAACTCGGCCCGGTGATTGGTGGGCAGTTATGTCCATCTCCGACATCGTTCAACTACTCAGAGAAGCAGGATACGGCGACAGGAATGCTGAATGAAATTTTTAAGAATTTTCCAGACTTCGACAATCCGTTATGCGCGGAAGTCGACCCAGAGCTCTGGTTTCCGGAAACTAGCGAAGAACGGCGCATCAACACTCCCCACGCCAAGTCAATCTGCGGACGATGCAATCACCAAGTGGATTGCCTCAAATACGCCGTGGATCACGCAATTCCGGACGGAATATGGGGCGGGCAGACTGAACGTGAGCGAACTCGTCTCCAACCTCGAAAGACTTCTGGACGAGTCGCCCATTCCAAGGGGGCGAGAGCTGTCTCTTTCAAGCAACAAGGCTACACAAACGAAGAAATTGGACATATTCTGGGAATCAAAGCTGACAGTGTTGTCACGGCCATCATCCGATACAAAAAAGCAGTGGAACGGATGAACCGATGATTACATGGTGGCAATTCGGTCTTCGTTTATTCCTCACGATTTTGCTTGGCGTCAATGTCGCATTCGTCATCAACCATATCCACTCGCCGTTGGTTATCACTCACGAAGTGGCCTTCACCAACGCCACAGCGGATCAGGTTGCCCGGGAACTTTTGGTCCCGAAGCAGTACGAATGCCTTCGATATGTCATGACGGTCGAATCACATGAGAATCCTTACGCCAAGTCTCCGACCAGCTCAGCGCGAGGAATTGGGCAGCTTCTCGCATCTACCTACAGAAACCTCGGAATAAAGCACTCGAGCGACCAGAAGGCTCAACTGGTGGCGATGCTTGCCTATATCTCGGAGCGTTACGGTTCTGGTGGACCATGCGCTGCAAAAGCCAACGAACTCAAGCACAACTTCTACTAAGGGGAAACCATGTCAGAATTCACCATCGACGACGCCGTCGAGCTTCCAGCATCCGTCCAAGGATGGCTCGGCGAATATAACCGCATCAAATTCGAGATCAAGAAACTCGAGGAGCAAGCCGACATCGCCAGAGCTCACGTTGAGTTGGCACTTGGCGAGAATCCGCTGGGAACCATTAACGGCAACCCAGTCATCAAATTCGCCTACATCGAGCAACAGCGCTTCGACGGCAAAAAGGCGAAAGAAATCCTCACACCCGAGCAAGTCGAGTCCTGTACCGTGACAACGCGCATGAGACAATTCCGACCCATCATGCCGGACGATGACTTGTGAGAAAGTACAACAAGGTTGAGGAGTTGCAAGATTTTCTCTGCGGAGCATTCTGCGACACCGAAGCTGGATTGCATAGCTACATCGGACATCACAAATGGAAAGACCACGCCACCCGCCGGTTGCGTTTTAAGATTTTCGTGAACTCCTACTTTTGGGCTTCATGGTATTTCATCAAGGGGGACGACAATGATTAACATCCACGATTTAGCGACCGAGGTTCGAGTCAATATCGGAAGCGCATCAGCCAATTCCGCTCGCTCGCTACAAAAGGCCGTCGGTCCATCCGAGGTCGG